GAAGATTTAACATACACCGGTGATGATTACATAGTATGGGATAGAACCAATGCTGAACGCCTGCGCCGAGGACTGCCTAGTTTAACCCAACTTGGTTATCCACGCCCACCCGAAGATACCACAGGAGCAGCGACTGAAACACCAGCCACAGGATCAGCGCCCACAAACACTGACGGCTCTGCAAAAACATTTGCCATCAAAGGTCCACCAGGACTCACACGTGAGCAGGCATTTGCAATATTTAAGAAACAAGCTGACACTGGTAGTTTAGTAGGATTCAAACCAGGAGAAACATTAAGTGCCGCAACACAAGCTGCGGACGGTTTGGCAGGAGCACAAGCCTTGGTGGCACAAGCCCAGTCAGGTGTAACTGGCAGCCTCAACGTGGGAAGTTTTACATCCAGTCTATCAGCATCTGGTGTAGATCTGGCCACTGGACGCATACCATCAGTTGACGCAGCATTTGCTCGCGGCGGCGTCAATGGCGGAGCTGGTGCATTTAATAGTGTGCTAGGCAGTGTGGCCAGTGGGCTTGGAGCCTCGGGCGGAGCACTCAGTGGATCACTTGCTGGTATTGCTCCTGGGTTGACAGCAGCAGTTGGGCCAGCAGTAACTTCAGTGACACGTTCCTTAGGCGGCACAGCAGGATCAAGCCAGTTAGGAGCCGCGTTAGTAGGTGCCGCAGGAATACAAGGGTCAGTTGCAGTAACGTCTATACAAACAATCAATAAAACAATTAGTGGATCAACAGTTACCAGTCCCATCAACACCGCAGACTTTACTAAAATTGCTGGCGGCATTAACCCCGCAGGTGCCCTTGCTGGACTAGGGCCCATGAGCGTGCCTGAAGTTAACGGAGTGTTGGCGCAGGCTAAAAATCTAGTTAACCAAGCCGGTTCAGTCTTGAGTAATACCAAGGGCCTTGGATCATTTGGACTTGATGCTGGTCAACTGGAAACTGCTGGTTATGTGAAACCCGGTACAAAAGCATTGTTGGCTGCAGGCACAAACGTGTTTGCTGATGTGATTAAAAGCCCTGCGGTATGGACCGGCAAAGACGGAATCAAAAGCGCCGCAGACCTGCTAAAGAACGTGCCTAAACAAAGTCAAATTCAACAGGATCTCATGGCCAAGGGCGTGGCAGGCCTCGCCGCTGTGGGTGTTCCAGTAAAAAACTTGTCAAGCCAAGGACTTGCTGGTATGGCATTGAACGCTGCCAAAGACCTGCCCAGCGCCGAAGCATTTGCAAAAGGTTTGCCTATTCCTGGAGATGCCACAGGTTCAGTACAAGCTGCATTCTCAAGTGCAGTGCGTGACGGTGCATTTGCTGTGAACTTGGTACAGACTAAAATTCCTGCTGAATTTAAACAGCAAGACATACCAATACCAGCGGCCAACACCGTGAATCGCGCCACTGTAGATGCTGCTAGCACACGAGTTATTGGCAACGACAAAGTTCCAACGCCCAATTACGGACCAACAGAAACCAAAATAGAAAATCAAGCCGATGCGGAAGACTATGCTGACAAAGCGTTGATTTATATAAATCAGTATCTGAATCCTGCTGGCCGAGCCCTGTTCCAAATTGATGCCAAATTGTCTGCGTTGGAAAATCAACAAACAATTTCTCCAGATACATTTTCTGCAATAGATAGCGAATATCAACAGGTTCGAACAACTTTTAACAGTAGTGCTCGTGTTGAGGCTGGTGTACAGTACCTTGAAGCATTCAATAAATTGACACAGATTCAAAGAGGAAACGTAAATCAATTGCCCACAGGTCCAAAAAATGTTCAAGCAAAACAAGCTCTGCTTATAGATAGTTCAAATAAAATTCGACAAAGACTGAACAAGCTGGAGTTGAAGATTGAAGGGCGCGGAGAGGGTGAATAACCCTCAATAAATACAACATGGCACAAAGATTCATTGGATTCAACACACAAAACCAGTTTAAAAAATTCACATTAACGGATTTTGAACTGGTCAAACGAGATCTGCTGAATGCGTTTAATATTCGGCAGGGACAACTGCCCGGACGCCCGGGATACGGCACGGTGCTGTGGGACTACTTGTTTGAACCTCAGTTGGAAGAATTACAAACAGCTATCGAAAGAGAGATTCAACGAGTGGCTGGTGGAGACCCTAGACTCTACATCAGCGACATCCAAACTTTCCCCCAGAACAACGGTATTTTGATCGAGATAGAACTAACTGTGGTTCCTAGCACTGATGCTGAACGTTTGAGTATTTTCTTTGATTTACAACAACGTAACGCATCCTATGTATAACTAAGCCGTTTTTGTTGCCCATAAATAAAAGACTGAGGCACTAATAAAATGGCAACCACCACAAGACAAACCGCAATATTTGGAGTTGAAGACTGGAAACAGATCTATCAAACCTATCGCGAAGCTGACTTCCAGAGTTATGATTTTGAAACTTTGCGCAAGAGCTTTATTGACTATTTGCGGTTGTACTATCCTGAAACATTCAACGACTTTATTGAATCTTCAGAATACATTGCCTTGCTGGATGTTATGGCATTTATGGGCCAAGCACTGGCCTTTCGCTCCGATCTAAACACACGTGAAAACTACATGGACACGGCCGAGCGCCGTGACTCAGTGGTTCGCTTGGCCAACTTGGTCAGCTACACTGCCAAACGCAACACAGCCGCACAGGGTTTACTCAAAGTTTTTTCAATAACCACAACAGAAAACGTAATTGACTATCAAGGTGTTAACTTGAGCAACGTCACCGTGAACTGGGCTGATCCTACCAACCCTGATTGGCAAGAGCAGTTTACTACCATTATCAATGCCAGTCTTCTGAATACTCAACGAGTGGGCCGCCCTGGAAACCGTCAAACTATCCTGGGCGTGAGAACAGACGAATATGGTATCAACTTGGTACCAGGCTATTTGCCCATTGTGCCTTACACAGCCACAGTGGACGGTGTAACCATGCCATTTGAGGCCATGACATCCACATCAGTAGGCGCAGATTTTCTATATGAACCAAGTCCACGGGCTAACTCACCATTCAATGTGTTGTTCCGCAATGACCAACTGGGCTTTCAGTCAGCCAACACTGGCTACTTCTTTATGTTCAAGCAAGGTGTATTACAGAATCAAGATTTTAACTTGGCTGAAAAAGTCAGCAATCGCACAGTAAACATCAACATTGAAGGCGTCAACAATGAAGATCGTTGGTTGTACCAGTTGGACAACCTAGGCAATATCAATCGCGAATGGGAATACACAGAAAACATCTATGCCGCGGCAGCTGAACAAATTGGTACCACTCTGCGCCCTATCTACACAGTGACATCACGCACCAATGATCAAATCACCATGGTGTTTGGTGACGGTGTGTTCTCAGAAATTCCAGTGGGCACATTCCGTGCCTATGTTCGTGCATCAAACGGATTGCAATACATTATCAATCCTGAAGAAATGCAAAGTGTAACTATCCCTATCAGTTACATCAGTCGCAACGGCAATCTTGAAACCATCACATTCACCTGCGGTATCACAAGACCTGTGAGCAATAGCCAGGCACGTGAAACCATTGACCAAATCAAACAACGTGCGCCTGCACAGTACTACACTCAAAACCGCATGGTCAACGGCGAAGACTACAACCTCTTCCCGTACACACAATACAATTCAATTGTGAAAAGCAAGGCCTTGAATCGTGCCAGTATCGGTACCAGTCGCTATCTTGACCTTGTGGACAACACCGGCAAATATTCCAGCACCAACAGTTTTGGTGCCGATGGCGGATTGTGGGAACAAAACATCCTGCCCACTATTCTGTTTTCTTATACCAATCGAAATGAAATAGCGGATGTGGTTGCCAATCAGGTACAACCCGGCCTGGCTGAAACTACCATGAAGCAGTTTTACTATGCTAATTTTCCAAGGGTAACTGAATTCAATTTGCCCACATATGGTGCCACTACCTGGGTACCCGGTGCTACCTGGAATCAGAGTACCACCTTGGCCAATGAAACCACAGGTTATTTTAGAAATGCAGTGACATCTGCAACTTGGCCTAATGGTACTCCAATCCCAGTGGGATTTACAACCACTACCAACTTCAAATATGTTTCTGTAGGTAGTTTGATAAAATTTGTGCCACCTGCTGGCTACTACTTTGATGCCAACAATAGACTCAAGCCCGGCACACCCAGTCGTGCAGACGAAACACTGGAAATTTGGGCCAGTCCGTTGAGCATACAAGGCACAGGATACAACAATGGACTAGGAAATCTTTCTTCAGGTGCAGGCCCTATAACCTTGAATAATTTTATACCAACTGGAGCTCTAGTTGATACTATTATTCCACTGTTTGTGTCAGACTTGCCACTGGCGTTGGAACAGTCCATGGCTGAACAAATTTTGCTCAATCGTAATTTTGGTATTGGCTACGACAGCAACGGTGATATCACTGGTGTACCCTATTCCTGGTACTTGATAACCAGTACTAACCTAGCGGCCGACAGCACATGGAGCCAAGCCAATGCAGGATCCACATCGGGCACAAATCAAGATGCATCATGGTTGATTCAGTTTGTGGTGCAAAATCAAAACTACACAATCACTTTCCGTGGCTTGGCCTATTACTTTGGTTCGGTACTGAGCACACGCTTTTTCTTCTATGATGGCTCGCAAATTTACGACTCACGAACTGGCACAGTGATTAAGGACTACATCAATGTTCTAGCAGTAAACACTAAACCCGACTCTACAGATCATTTGTCTGGAGACATTATTATGACCATTACTGGACAACCAGTTGAGTCTGACGGCTATGTGGACGATTTCCAAGTGTTGGTCAGTTATCGTGACAGCGACAATGACGGCGTACCTGACAATCCTGATTTCTTCAATGAGATTGTTGCGCCTTCTGTAGATCCTACACAGAAGTACATATACCTACAAAAAACTGTGGACTTTGACAACCTACAACGTTACCTGTTAGTAGCCCAAGGTCGAGTAGTCAGTGACTATGCCACTCTAGATGATATTGAGTTGGCCAAGACTGAGTGGACTCCAGGACAAGTGTTTTATGCTTACACAGACGAAGCGTTCTATCAATTGAGTGTGGGTGCCACAGGGCTACGAACCTTGATTGATGTCAGCAACGAATGGATTGCCAAGACAGGTCGTCAAAATTTGTACTTTCAGTATCGTCACAATGCACCATTGACCACTCGCATCGATCCAGGTACCACCAATATTATTGATCTATATGTGGTTACTTTGGCATATTATACTGCATATCAAAACTGGATTCAAGATACCACAGGCACTGTGATTGAACCTGACGTGCCCAGCCTTGATGAATTAACAACCACTTACCAAGGCCTGCAAAATTACAAGATGTTGAGTGACAATATTATTTTGAACAGTGTTGTGTTCAAGCCCTTGTTTGGACAAAAGGCCGCGGCAGAATTACGTGCCACTATCAAAGTCATCAGAGCCAGCGGCTCAACTGCTAGCACAAGTGAAATTAAAAGTGCTGTGGTTGCCGCAATGAATACATATTTCAGTATTGATAAATGGAACTTTGGTGACACTTTTTACTTCTCAGAACTTGCGGCCTACCTACATAGTAATTTAGGTAGTATCATTAGTTCAGTGGTATTGGTACCACTCAACTCACAAAAATATTTTGGTGATCTGTACGAAATACGTTCAGAACCAAATGAGATATTTGCCAACGGTGCTACTATCAATAACATTGAAGTGATTGAAGCATTGACCAGTACCAACTTGCGTACTGCCCCAGGTAGTGGAGTAATTTAATGGCAACAGTTCGTAGTGTAGATTTTCTTCCTGAAATTTTTCAGACTGATGCTAACAAACAATTTTTAAGAGCCACATTGGATCAGCTGATCCAAGAGCCTAACTTTAGAAAAACACAAGGTTTCATTGGTCGCTCAGTGGGACCAGGCGTTGACCCCAACGACAAGTACGTGGTTGAACCCACGGCCACTAGAGCCAACTATCAATTAGAACCAGGTGTGGTCAGTCTTATACCTGAAACCAGTCAGATTCGAGATGCAATCACTTATCCAGGACTGAACGACGCCATTGGATTCCAAGGAGGCAATGCCACTCGTCCAGATCGATTATATTCAAGCGAATATTACACTTGGGATCCGTTTGTAGATTTTGATGCGTTTGTAAACTTCTCACAATATTTTTGGGTGCCTGGCGGTCCTGACACTGTGGATGTGGCTGCAACTGGAGTATCCACGTCAGACAATTTTGTAGTCACTCGTGCTAATGGGGTTTATACTTTTTCTGGCATCAACGGCGACAACCCTATCATTGAACTGGTACGTGGCGGCAACTACACTTTTCAAGTCGCCCAGAACGAAACAGAAACTGTAAACTATCGAGTGAGAAATTCAGGCACGTCAGCCTATGTGATTGATTTCCAAAACAACCCTAGTCTTACATTGGCTCGCGGCAACACCTATGTTTTTAATTTAACCTTAGATGGGGTGTTTCCGTTTTGGATCAAGACTCAACCCACTACTGGTACTGGAGAAACATACACTCAAGGAGTTAGTCGTAATGGTGCTGTTACCGGCCTAGTAACATTTACAGTACCTCAAGATGCACCTGACACCTTGTACTATGCCGCACAAAATCAAGCCGGCATGCGCGGCACATTGAATATTGTAGATGGTACACCAGGAACAGGACCAGGATTCTGGATCCAAACAACCCCTGGAGTGTCAGGCACAATCACTGCCACTCCCAACATATCCAGTAGAGACGTACTAGGTGTGACCAACAACGGTGAAGATTTAGGCACAATAGTTTTTAATGTACCAGCCAAGGATGCGCAGAGTTTTTACTACAACTTGACCAGTATTGGCACAGTTGATTTGGTGACAGACATGCAGTTTGCACAGATCAACAATCAGCCAGTCAGCGAATTTATCAGTCAGTACAATGGTATTGACGGGATTACAAATCTTGATGGTCGTACTTTAATTTTTACCAACCCCATCGAAGATACTGAAGCAGGCGGCTGGTATCGTACCAGTTTCTTTGATCCACTCATAGATGATGCATCCAACGTGGGCGTGGCCGGTAGCTATGACAGTGTGCCGTATGATTATACCATTGATATCGCGCCCAACCAACGCTATCAAAAGTATCAAATCAGCTACGTGAATATTGCAGGTATTGTGTACCTACAAGTAAACAAGATAGCTGACATTGCAGCGTTGGAAAAATTTACCATTGGTTATGGCCAAACCTACAGCAACACTCAATGGTACAAGGACGCCACTGGCGAATTCCAGCGTATTCCTTTGTTGTCCGCAGTACAGGATACCTTGTACTATCAAGATGGAACAGACCCAGAAATTTTTGGACGCATCAAGTTAATAGAGCAGACACAAACCAACATTATCTATGTGGATGAAATTCTGGGACGCCAAACCTACACCAGTCCCAATGGAGTGACATTTAGCAATGGACTGAGAATTCGTTTCACAGGTGATGTGTTCCCTGCTAGTTATGGATCCGGTTCATCTTTGTTTCAATATACTGCAACTGAGGCTGGCACAAACTACATTACCTATAACGATTCTACTGATTTATATGTGGGGCAACAGGTGGTATTTTCCGCACCAGCCTTGGGAGGTCTCAATGCAGGACAGACCTATTATGTGAGATCAATTGCAGCCAACGGTCTCAAATTCACAGTGAGTGCGGTAGAAGGCGGTCCTGCTGTGGTGTTGTCAAACGCCACAGGAGTGGTCACAGCCACAGCAATCAGCAGTAGAGAATACTACGTGAGTGGAGTAGGTACTGCAATTGAATTATTACCTACTGTGAATTATGTTGTGCCTGAGCTGTATGTGGAAGACGCAGATGATAGTACAATATCCACAGAACCAAATCAACTAGATTACCTAACCATTGATCGTGCCAGCAAAGATTTAAATGCCTGGACTAGAAGTAATCGTTGGTTTCACATTGATGTTATCAATGCCACGGCTGCGTACAACAACACCACTGCGGTACTAGACAACAACTACCGCGCCAAACGACCCATTGTGCAGTTTAGACCTGGCATGCGCCTGTGGAACATGGGCACATCGGGCAAAGCACCAGTTGATATCATTGACTTTGAAGAGACAGATGCGTTTTCCAACATTGAAGGATCTACCAGTTACACCACTGATGGTTACACCGTTGTAGAAGGCACACGAGTTATTTTTGCAGCAGACGAAGATACTTCTGTGCGGAACAGAATCTATATTGTGAGTTTTGTTACCCCAGATACTGTTGCACCCTTGATAGCACAACCTATCATCACTCTGACTCTAGCCAGCGACGGCCTAGTTTTACTAGATCAATCCACAGTTTGTATCAGCGGTAACACCACCGCTGGGAAAACTTTTTGGTATGATGGAACTGAATGGACAGAAGCCCAGCAAAAAACTTCAGTACAACAGGCTCCGTTGTTTAATATCTACAATACTGAAGGCGTGAGTTTTGGAGATGGTACTCAGTACCAATCAACTACATTTGCAGGATCAAAACTGTTTAGTTACGGAGTAAGCGACACAACTATTCTTGATCCAGTACTACAGTTTCCTCTCAAGTACCTGAACATCAACAACGTTGGTGACATTGTGTTTGACAACAACTTGTATGTTGACACATTCTTGTATGTGGTCGACAACGTTAGTATCACATCAGACATTAGTTCTGGATCTGTAAGAGAATATGCTACTCGAACTGATTATCAGAAGTTGATAGGGTGGCAAAAGGCCGCGGTGGACCAACAACTTTATCAGCAGTTTAAATTTTCATACACAGGTGCCACACTTAAACTAGATGTGGCAGCATTGTCTCAGACATCTATTGCTACACCAGTGATCAAAATATATGTGGGAAGTGTTTTTATAGATCCTGGTTCATACACCTATACCACCACTGCTGACAGCACGGTTATAACTTTACTTGACACTTATGCTCTAACAGATATTGTGGAAGTGCTAGTGCTAAGTGATCAAACCAGTAAAGTTGCATTTTATCAAGTACCTGACAACTTGCAAAGCAACCCGTTAAACTCAAATTCACAAGCGTTTACATTGGGAACTATTCGCACTCATTACCAAAGTATCTGTGAAAATCTACAGACTCTTCAAGGACCAGTAAACGGCGCCAACAACACCCGAGATCTTGGCAACATAGTTCCTTACGGTCTGGTTATCTTACAACAAAGTAGTCCACTAACTCTAGCTGGCTACTTCATGCGCAGTACTGATTACAATATTTTTGCGTCAATGCAATACAACAGTCGCGAGTACATCAAATTTAAAGCACAGATGTTGGATTCAGTACTGACACAAAACATTGGATTCGAAACCACAGCACAAGTGCTCGATACCGCTATACAAAATGTAACATTAGGCAAATTAGATACTCAACCATTTTATTGGAGTGACATGATACCCGCTGGTATTACCTATGCCAGCACTAGCTACACTGTGAGTTTTATCACCACCAATGTATTTGATACTGTACAGGTGTATGATTTTAATACTCAAAATTATCTTGGTCTTTTGGTATACCTCAATGATCAACAGTTGACTCGAGATGTAGACTACACTGTGGCCACCGACGGTCCGCGTATCACTATATTGACTCCACTAGCAGTGGGAGATGTGCTACTGGTCAATGAGTACAACGCCACTTATGGGAATTTTGTACCCAACACACCTACCAAACTAGGACTATATCCTTCTTGGAAACCAGCGTTGGTAACTCAAGTCACCAGTAACGGCAATGCACAATTTATACTGGGGCATGACGGCAGCACCACTCCTGTGTTTGGTGACATCCGCGACGAGGTATTGCTAGAATTTGAAACACGTATCTACAACAACTTGAAACTGGACGACAACCCAGTTCCACTTACCATTGACGATGTGTTGCCTGGACAGTTCCGTGACACAGGCTACACGTTTGAAGAAATCAACACCATCTTTAGCAGTGACTTCTTGTCCTACTGTGGATGGAACAAACTGGACTACAATCAGCAAAATTATCTAGCCAACAATGAATTTACCTACAACTACAGTAGCAGTAACAATCGTCTCAACGACCAACCACTGCTGGGAGCCTGGCGCGGAATTTATCGATATTTTTACGACACAGAACAGCCCAGTTTTACACCATGGCAGATGTTGGGATTGACCAAAGAACCCGACTGGTGGCAAGATCGTTATGGTCCAGCTCCTTATACTTCTGACAACTTGGTGTTATGGGACGATTTGGAAGCCGGTCTAGTGGCTGATCCTATTGCGCCATACACGGTGCCAAAGTATACACGACCGGGCCTGACCTCAGTAATTCCTACTGACAGCGAAGGCAACTTGTTAAGCCCTCTCAATTCGGTAGTAGGTATTACTCCGTTGAACGCTAACCTCACTGGTAAATTTTCCAAGAGTTGGGCACTGGGAGATGGAGGCCCAGTTGAAGCATCTTGGTACAATAGTTCGTCATACCCGTTCTCTGTGATGCATGTGTTGGCAGTCACACGTCCTGCAAAGTTTTTTGCTTTGTTTGCCGACCGTGACAGATATCGCTACAATCTTGACTATGATCAATATCTATTGGATGATCGTTATCGTTTGGACGCCAACGGTGTTCAAGTCTACGGCAACGGTGTCAGCAAAGCCAGTTATATCAACTGGATTGTGGATTACAATCGCCAAACTGGTATTGATTCAACTGACCTGTTGACCGCAGATCTACAGAACCTGGATGTGCGCTTGTGCTATCGTATGGCATCATTCTCTGACAAACAATACATCAAATTGTTTACAGAAAAATCCAGCCCTAACTCAACCAATACTGCTTTGATGATTCCTGATCAAAGTTATGACATTTTGTTGTACAAGAATCAACCTTTTGATCAAGTGAGATACAGTAGTGTTGCCATACAAAAAGTTTCCAATGGCTATGCTGTTTTTGGATTTGGTAATCAACAGCCTTACTTTAACATATTACAAAGTCAGGCAGTGGGACGACTTGCTACCTACAGTTCAGGTGGTATCACTGTGCGTATTCCCACTTTCTATACCAACACTGTGGTGCAGGTTCCTTATGGATTTGTATTCAGTAACGAAACTGCGGTGTGCGATTTCTTGGCCAGTTACGGCCAACTGTTGAGCACACAAGGCCTAACATTTACCAACATTGCCAATGGCTATGTGTTGGATTGGCCACGTATGATCAATGAATTCTTGTACTGGAGCCAACAAGGCTGGGGCACAGATGCAATTATAAATCTAAACCCCTTGGCCTCTAGACTAGAAATTTCTAGACCTCTAGCTGTGGTTGACAGTATCAACACTGAAACTACCGAGAACCTGTTGTTGAATCAAAATTCACAAGAAATACCACCACGAGCACTCAACATAGTAAGACTGGGTAACAATTTCAGTATTGAACCATTGAACCTAGACGCTATTAGTTATATTGACATGAGATTTACCAACTACGAACACATGATTGTGTTGAACAATCAAAGTGTGTTTGGAGACCTAATCTATGATCCTACAACAGGCGCACGACAAAGTAGATTGAGCCTGGTAGCCATGACCACTGCTGACTGGAACGGATCAGTTGACGCACCTGGATTTATCTTGAATCAAAACAACGTTCAAGAGTGGACTGGGTTAAAAACCTACAGCAAGGGCGAGATTGTCAAGTATAAAAATGTATACTGGTCAGCACTGACTATTGTGCAGCCTACTGACAAGTTTGATTTCAATGTGTGGACTCAAAGTGATTACACTCAGATTGAATTGGGTCTGTTGCCCAACTTGGCCAACAAAGCCGATCAACTGGCCAACAGTTACAACATCAACGCGGCAAACATTGAATCAGACAATGATTTGTTGGCATATGGCCTGATAGGATTCAAGCCTAGACAATACATGGCAGCATTGAACCTTGACGATGTTAGTCAGGTAAACGTATACAGACAATTCTTGGATACCAAAGGTACATTACTGGCCACAGAGCTGTTCAAACAGGCCAACCTTGGTAAAGAATCTGCAGACTACAATATCTACGAAAACTGGGCGGTGCAACGTGCGGTGTACGGCGCTAATGCCAACCGCAGTTATTTTGAACTGCGACTCGACCGTGCTTTGCTGAGTAGTAATCCCAGCTTGGTTCAAGTCATACAACCGCAACAGGTTAGTGAAGCTGACCAAACAATTTTTCTCAGTGATGTGTGGCGTCAAAGTTTTGCATTGACATCAACTGACATTCTGCCAGTGACCACTGAATTACCAACTGATGTGGCATTGCCCACTGCTGGTTATGTAAGTCTTGACGACGCCGATATCACAGTATTTGACATTGAAAATGCTGCCAGTCTTGCCGCCAATATTGATGCCATTCAAGTGGGCACTAGTGTATGGGTGGCCAAGATTAACAGTTACGATTGGAACATATACCGTGCTCAAGCAGTACCGGGAGTGATTCAACACGTTTGTGATAACCTAGATGGCACAAGCCGAGTGATCTTCTCAACCAATCATGGCTTGGTAGCAGGTGCCAAACTGATTATCAAATTCTTTGACCCTGAAATCAACGGTGTGTATCAGGTGTTGAGTGTGCCAAATTTGACCACAGTAAATATTGCGTTTAATTTCACTGGCGACCGTGTGGTGGCCAATGGCACAGGACTGGGATTCACTTTGCAAACCATGCGTGTGGCCCAGGCCAGCGATGTGATTAATTTGCCATATGCCAACAATATTCTACCAGGCGCCAAAGTTTGGGTAGACAATAACGGCGCAGGCTTATGGGAAGTTTTACAAAAGAACAGTGTATTTTCTGATATCATTTCATTGAATCCTGTGTTGCTAGATGCAGGTGAACAGTATGGTGCCAGTGTAGCGCAGGCTCGTAATAGATTGGCTGCCTTGGTAGGTAGTCCTCGATATGGATTTGGATCCGGCACAGAGTACGGCGCAATTTACGTGTATGTCAAAAGTTATGGAGACCAGTACATACCAGTCAGCCCTATCGGAACCAACGATTCAATATTAACAGTAACAACCACTGGCGTAAGAGGTCTAGGCAACGCAGTTGATTTTGGAAATCAAACCTGGGCTGTGGCCGGAGCCAGTGCTAGTCAAGGAACTGCAAGTCTAGACAATGTGGGTTATACGTTTGTAATTTTCCGTGATCCTCTCCTTGGAGAACCTGGCAGTATTCCTTATACCACATGGCAACTGTTGACCCCGCCCACAGCTCCAGATCGTGCTGTAGCAGGGGAAATGGGCTACTCAGTAGCACTCAGCCAAGATGAGCGTTGGATGTATGTGAGTGCCCCAGGTGCAAATCAAGTACATGCGTATGGTCAAGTTGACTGGCAACAACAAGTGTTGAAAGTGTTTGCTGATGGTACAACCAAGTCTTGGGACATCAACAATTCAATTCAAATTGACAACATATATCAATTAAAGGTCAGTTTAAACAGACAAGTGCAGACTGTGGGAGTGGATTACACCATTACCAATCTCAACACAGTGGCCTTCAACAACACCCCAGGATTGTTTAATGCCACTGCTATCGTACCTGGAACTGAATATACTATCTTAAGCGTGGGTACCACTGATTTTGTTTCAATAGGCGCAGCGTCAAATACAGTGGGAGTGACCTTTACTGCTACAGGTACAGGCACAGGCACAGGCACTGTGTTGGAAGAAACCCTGATTGAATTTGCAAGATACAACAGTTATCAAATTCCATACACTGCGGTAACACAAGACTTGGCAGATGGTCTAGACGCCAATGGTCGTAGACTGGGCTTAGCCACAGTAGAATCTAATAACATTTATTCGTTCAGCATCAAACTCAACGGCAATCTATTACGACCCAATCTTGATTATACCCTTACTGGAACCACGGTAACATTTTTGATATCATTTATCAGTGCAGATATTTTGGTAGTGTCTGCCAAAGAATATTTTACCTATGTGTATACCATCGATTCTAGTGACGTCACAGGCGGACTTACAGCTGGAGATAGATTTGGACACAGTGTATGTTGTACCACAGACGGACGTCAGGTACTGATTGGTACACCATACAAGGCCATGGCAAATGCCATTGACACAGTGAGCAGTACAGGGGTAGCTGTGGCAGGCACAGCGACCTACAGTAATCTCAGTCAGTCCAGCACATCAGGAACAGGATTTGGTGCTAAATTTGATGTGAGCCGCAGTGGCCAATCATATGTAGTCACGGTGATACGCGGTGGCCAAGACTATGCAGTCAATGATACAGTGACTATTCCAGGCACATCGTTGGGTGGTACAGGTGTAAATGATTTGACCATAACAGTGAACTCAGTTGAAACCATCACCGAAGCTGGGTCAACTTATGTGTTTGACCGCAATGTGCAGAAATTTGTGTACGGCACAGATGGCAGCACAGTTGATTTCACAGTGCTTGGTTCAGTCACTGGGCCAGTCAGTGTGTTGCTGAACGGTCAGTTTTTGATCAACCAACAAAACAGTGTGAATGACGGTCCAGGACTATTCAATACATTCACTGTGAATGGCAATGTTGTTACCATAAACGCTGACATGGTTATAGGTGACATAATTGAAATAGAAACCAATCAGTTCCGACAAGTTCAAGAAATTGATCAAAACATCATAGCTGAGTTCTCAAACTTTGGCCAAGCCACAGACATTTGCAGCAACAACTGTAGTCTATATGTAGGTGAGCCACAAAGCAGTCAGCAAGTTTTCAAAGGCGGCGTAGTTGAGCGTTTTGTAAACCAAAGCCGTGTGTATGGTACTATTACTAGCACTGTGCCCATGGCTAATCTTGTCAGCGGCGATACTATTCGTGTCAACGACACAGATGTTTATGTTCCTGCAACTTGGTCAAATATATCAACGTATGATAAGAATACAGTTGTTTATTATTACAACAACAACACAAGCCAGTGGGAAATCTATGTAGCTATACAGTTTGTTCCAGTGTCAACTGCAATTAGCAACACAAGTTACTGGACACTTGTTGACTCCACTACAGTTTCTGCCAGTGTTGAAGTGCGAGCCCTTGCCCAACAAATTAACTACACAGTACCAAACGTAACTGCATCAGTGAGTATATTAGGGTACTTGACATTAAGTGTTAAGAACTCAGATGCTGCACCAGAATATGACAAGCTACAAGTGGCCCCTGGTAGTATAGGTACTGCATTTGCTACCATGGGGTTTGAAACATTTGCATGGACTCAAACTATTGAGAGTCCGTATGCCACAGAGATGGCAGGCTTTGGTGCCAGCCTCAGCATTGATGACTCTGCTGTAAATCTAGTAGTAGGTGCCCCACGAGGTACATTGTATCTTGAAACAGAGTTTGACGACGGAACTACATTCTTCGACGCTGGCAGCACTGTGTTCTTCTCAATCATTGTGCAAAGTGGAGCAGTATACACATACGATTATCTCCCTAGCTCGACACTGTTGATAACCAATCCAGGTAAGTTTGTGTTTGGACAACAGGTCAATAACGCAGATGTTGCACCATATGATGGCTTTGGCACAGCAGTGAACTACACTTCTGGTGTGCTCATGGCTGGTACACCTAAAAACGACTATGATGATAGTGCCTCCGACTTTGGTGCGGTGTTTGTGTTTGAAAATGCTACCCGCACACCTTCGTGGACAGTGTTGAGAGAGCAACAGCCGGTAGTAGATATTCGCTTGTTGAACAGTGTGTTCTTGTACGATCGTATCACTAGTGCCAAGTCAGAATTTTTGGACTTTATCAATCCTTTACAAGGTAGAATACTAGGGGCGGCTAGACAAAATCTTGACTACATTGGTGCAGTAGATCCTGCGTCCTACAATATTGGTCCTGCAAATATCACAGGAACCACCTGGGGCGCACAACAAGTAGGTGAGTTGTGGTGGAACGTTAGTTCAGTAAGATTCATTGACCCCAATCAAGATTCAATAGTGTACGCAAGTCGACGCTGGGCACAGTTGTTCCCAGGCAGCGAAGTTGATGTATACCAGTGGATAGTTAGCGATCAACCACCAGGTAGTTACACTGGCGAAGGTGTACCGTTAAACACTGTGTCTTACACTGTGAATACCAAACTCACCATAGACGGAACATTTGCCACTGAATATTATTTCTGGGTACGAGGTATCACAGTCACTACCACAAAGCTGGGCAAAACATTGCCAGCCAGCACAGTAGCATCTTATATTCAAGATCCACGTGCCAGCGGCATTGCCTACATGGCACCTATCAATGCCAGCACTATTGCATTGTACAACAGTGCTGATTACATTGAAGCCAGCGATACCATTATCAGCATTGAGTTTGATCGTGAATTGACCACAGACAACGTTCATGTGGAATACGAACTGATCCCACAAGATCGTGCAGACGGTTTTTTGAGTTCTGGTCTGTATCGCAAATTCCAAGACAGTTTCTGCGGCGTTGACACCTTTGGTAACTTGGTGCCAGACCCCAACCTAAGCCCAGCGGAACGTTATGGTGTGCAGTTCCGACCACGACAGAGCATGTTTGTTAACCGTTTGGCTGCGCTCAAGAACTATCTCACCAGAGCCAACACAGTGCTGGCACAGTATCCCATCACTGAAACAAGGATTTTCAATCTGTTAAATTCTAGTGAACCAGAGCCTAGTCAAACCGCCGTGGTAAATGGAGTCACAGTGACCAATTGGAATCTGCGTGTGGCAAACCAAGAAATATTAGGGTTCCAACAACCAATTTGGAGCAATCCCGATGGTCCTATCCCTATTGGTTACAAATACCTAGTGGTATCTGACAGCGCCAACCGAGGCCTGTGGACCATTTACACTGTGCAAAACAGTGACGTCACAGCAGGACAACGTGCGTTGGTGTTGACTAGTGTGCAAGGATACAATACCCCAGACTACTGGAGTTACATTGTATGGAACCGCCCAGGATACAACCCTAGTACCAAGGTAATCACAGAAGTTGCAAACTACGCAGCATTAGCATCACTCACCGTTGACATTGGCAGCTCAGTCAAGGTCACGGCCAATGCTCAAGGCAAATATGAAATTTATCTGCTCACTGACACTGGATGGGAACGTGTGGTACTACAAGATGGTACTATAGAATTTTCAGCAGAATTGTATGATTATGCTCTGGGTAGATTTGGATTTGACCTTGAAGTATTTGACGCACAGTACTATGATCAAGAGCCAGTGACAGAAACTCGCAAGATTATTCAAGCCATCAACGAAGAGTTGTTTGTTGACGACCTGGCCATCGAACGCAACCGGGCTCTGGTGCTGATGTTTAACTATGTGTTGAGTGAATTCTCAGCACCTGAATGGTTGGTCAAAACATCCTTGATTGATGTGGACCATAGAATTCGAGAACTGTTACCGTTCCAAAACTATCGTCAAGACAATCAAGAATTTGTGTCAGACTATATTCAAGAAGTCAAACCATACCACGTGAGTGTGCGTGAGTTCAATTTGAAGTACACCGGAAATGACCAATCGTTTGGGGACAACACAGATTTTGATTTGCCGGCCTATTTCAACACTGATCTGCAGGTGGCAAAATATACCAGCCCGATCTTGTTGCCTTATGAAAACAGCACATCATTCAATGCCAGTATCAATATTCAAAGTGAGCTACCTGCATCAAGTACAGTGTGGGAAACATGGCCTTATTCACAGTGGTATACAAATTATCTGCTGAGTCTTGATAGTGTGGAAATAATTGATGGCGGATCAGGATACAATGAGCCACCACAGGTGACATTCGTAGGCGATGCTGTGGTAGAAGCTCAAGGTACCGCAGTGATCAACAGCCTAGGTCAGGTGGTAGCAATCACAATAACTGATCCCGGTCAAGGATATCGCAGTACGCCTACAGTTGAATTCAGCGGCGGTAATGGTACAGGTGTTAGAGCCTATGTGCATTTGATTGGTTCAGGCCAAGGCCAAACGTTTAACACTGAACAAACTGGCGCTGTAGAGAATTATAACCTAGTAAGAACTTTCCGTACTGTAATCAAGTATGACCGCTTCCAGTATTTTAGTGACGTTCAAACCTGGAGTCCAAACGGAACATACCAAGATGGCCAGCTGGTAAGATTTGATAATCGCGTGTGGCAAGCTGCCAGTGCTGATTCTACTGCGGTGGTTGGCCCAACTTTTAATCTAGAAGACTGGACTGAAGTAAATGCAGGAACATTCAACAACGGCGTGGGCCTAACGGGTGTAGACCGTACCATGGGTCTGTATGTGCCAGGGGTGAATGAACCTGGACTTGAATTGCCCCTGCTGATTGACGGCGTTGATTATCCCGGTGTGCAAGTATACGGAGATTATTTCCTAGGCGATCCCTTGGCAATAGATGCAGAATACACCAGCGAATTTACAGATGCAACACTGGGCACATTGCCCACAGACATCAACGTTGACGGCGGTGAGTTTATTGGGTTGTATGAAGGTCATGCTCCGGAAGAACTGGTCAATGGTGCAGAATTTGACACCTTGGATATGCGTGTGTATACTCGACCAGGCGCCGACTGGAGCCGTGACGGACATGGTTTCCAACTGGGAACCATACGATACGAATACGAACCTGCGGTAACTTCAACCTTGAGTTGGGCAGGTGTTGTTGAACATCCGGTGCAGGTACTGGTCAGTAATATTACCACAGGAATAGATCTTGTGCCAGGTACTGATTTCACCATTGACTGGGACGATTACACCGTCACATTGTTGACAGTGTCAGCAGGCAACATTGTGAATATTTCTGTGTACGAGCTAGGAGGTGGCAGTCAATTGTATCGTGCCAATTACCTTGGCGGAGACATTGGCTCCACAGTAGTAATTCCAGTAAACACCGCAGAAATTAGTGATGTTTATGTGTTTGTGAATGGTGAGTCAGTTGGTGGCATCTCTTGGACACCTTACATTGACAGCACTGCATGGAATATTTTGAATAGTTATTCAAGATTGGACATTGTAAACAACAGTGGCACCTATTATCGGGCACAGCAGAATGTGCCAGCAGGAATTGTTATCACCAATCTAGACTACTGGATCAGTTTTGTTCCCACACTTGAGAGCGAAGTTGATCTTGGCACCAGTTATGGTCCGGGTGCAGGCATTGCACTAGTGGCATTTGGCTTGACTACAGTTGAGGCTGGTTATTTTATCAAGGGCAATCAATATACTATTGCCACTCTTGGCACTACAAATTTTGTTTCAATAGGTGCGGTTTCAAACACAGTGGGAGTGACCTTTACTGCTACGGGCGCTGGCACAGGAACAGGTACAGCCACAATTGACTACAGTTGGAGCACTCCACAGGTACAGTACAAAGTGGCTGATGCAGCCATGGTGGCTGCTCCTGTGATCACATTGACCAACAGTGTGCAAGGTAGTAACTCTGCCAACATGGTGGTCACACGCAATGGCCTGCGACTGCAACCACCCGAAGGTATTGAATGGTATGGTAACGATGTTGAAGTAAGTTTTGGATTACCGCAACGTGGCAACTACAGCCAGCAAATTATTGATGCTCCCAATGATATCCAAGTCTGGGTGGACAACGTGCTACAAGTACAAAGCGTTGGCGCGACCCTGGGTACCTACAGCGTGTCCAACTGGGCAGGGTCAAACACACCTGGCCGTCAAGTGGTGTTTAATAGTCCGCCATCTAGTGGTGCTAGAATATTGATCAGTGTGGATACTGAAGCAGATTATCAAGTAGTAGCAAACACAGTACAAATATCTTCAGGAGTGAACCTAGATGATGTGTTTGCTGTGATCACTTGGAACGACACAGCACAACAAAATCCAGTGACACTAGTGTTCAATGGACCTATCATAAGTGGATTAACCATTGCTGAACCTTACGACAGCACAGTTTATGATGCTGCAACTGTTTCAGGAGATCCTGGATCTTATGATTATTCCGTTGGTACTGCGGTTGCCAGCAATGACTTTTTATTGAACCGAACCAGTGTCAACGCAGGACGGTTGTGGGTGACCTTAGATGGATACAGATTGTTTGAAGGAGCTGACTTCACAGTTGAAGATGACGGGTCAACCCTTGAAAGTGCAACTTTGGTTTTGGCTCAAGGTGCCATTGCCCCTGCACAAATTCTTGCTGTGACTATGTTTACTGACAGTATTGTTCCAGAATCCATGGCCTTTAGAATATTCCAAGACATGCGTGGGGTGCAGGCCACATATCGAATCACTGCCTCAACTTCAACTACATTGAGTCAAGATCTCAGCGCCACCGCAGACATCATTCATGTTACAGACGCTTCTGCTCTAACTGAACCCAACCTTGAAATAGGTGTGTTTGGTGTGATTACTATTGATGGCGAACGCATCATGTACCGTAGCAGAGACACAGCCCTCAACACCATCAGCAGTCTCTTGCGCGGCACCGCAGGAACTGCGGCCGCTACACATTCATCGGGCGCAGATGTTTACGATACTGGGCGCGGTAATCTACTGGATCAAAGGTACCAGAATTACACAGTTAGTGACACAAGCATGGGAGATGGCACAACCAGTGTGTATTATGCACCTAGCATTGATGTAGCTGATTTTGAAGACAGTTCAACAGAAAACTTGTCTATTGAAGTATATGTAGGCGGGCGTCGTCAGTACAAGTACAGTGACCTTGATGCCACTAGCGAATACCGCTGGTTCCTGAGCCAATTTGACCCAGTTACTATTGAGTTTGTAGTAGACGACACAGTTTATCCTAAATTGCAAGCACCAGCAG